TGAAGCGATTGATGAACCTGATTCGATTCGGTATAGTGCTTCTTCACGGTAGCGTGCAAAGCCTAGTACGCCGTACCAACCCATTGGGCGGTGACGCATCAACTTGTCAACTACTGGTCCGATTACTACGTGTGGCTCTTCTGCAACTGCCTCTGCCAATGCTTGCTGTCCAGCAATGATTGTGCGGTAGTTACGTGCAGATGATGCACCGTCAGTAGCATTGTACAGACGAGGAGACTCTACGAAGTATGCACCTTCGTATGTTCCGATTTCGCCTGCCCAGATGCGGTCCTGTGCAGAACCGTACTGGTTTGGTAGCAACCAACCTGATGAACCAGTCTCAGCACGAAGGTCGTGTGAAACTTCTGGGTGGATACCAGCCCAGTATAGTGAGCCCTTGCGAGCAATTGTCTTGTTAGCACGTAGCTTAGCAACTGCCTTGCGTACGTTAGCTGAAGACAATGTAGCAGCAGCTGTGATAGTTGCTGTTGATGTCGCTGTTGCTCCTGCGTAGATTACGTTTGAACCGCCGCGCAATGCTGTCATTGCTACTGCGTCAATAGAATCTGCAAGGTTGAATGCGATGATGTTAGCAATTGCTGGGTCTACATCAGCTAGGCTGAAGAGTTCCAAAGCACGTGTTACAAGAACAGAGTTACCGTACTCGTTAAGAGTAATAGTAACAGATGTTGGTGTAGACATTGCTACTGCATCTGGGTCAACTGTCTCTGTTAGAGCAGTTGTTGCTGGTGAAAGGTCAACGTAGCGCTGTAGCACAACTGTTGAACCTGGGATAGACTGATTAGTAGGACGCTTATCTGCGACAGAACGAATTAGGGGTTCTGCACGGAGGGCGAATTCTAGAAGACGGTCATACGCCTTCTGTACTAAACCAGCGCTACCGAGTGTACCTCCGAGAGAGGAGGTATCTGTTGATACGTAGGAATTAGCCATTTATGTCACCTCCAAGTGACTAGGAAACTATGATTTTTGTGAGTAAAGAATTGAGATTAACTCTTCTGCAGAAGCTGCATTGTCAAGTCTCATCTCTAAGTTCTCTGCTCGGTCAGGTGTTGTAGCACCCTGAGTAATACTGTCCTGGTTGCGTAATGCAGCACGGTCAATATCACTTACTGCTGGTGCATCTTCAGACTTCGTAAGCCCGAACAAATCTCCGTTATCTTCAAGCCAGTTATTAACTGACTCTTCAGAAACATCGTCAATGTCCTTGAGGATTAATCGAACTGCCTTAGGATTTACACCCTTCTTTTCTAGGACTTCTTTAACGGTACGCTCACGCTGCTGCTTGGATAATCCTTCGAGCTGGTCTGTGAGTTCTTTGATACGCTTCTCATCTGCACGCTTGGCTTTGCGTAACTTTTTAAGTAAGTCACTTCCGTCCATAGGTGTGTCATCGATTGTATCTTCGTCTTCGTCTTCGTCCCAGTAGTTGTTGCTCATAGCAACCACCCTTCTATTCGTTGTAGTCGCAAGCCTCAGTATCTAGTCGGGGAACTAGGCTGGCTCTTGCTATCGGTCTATTACACCACACGGGGCCGATGGGTCCGCGTAGGATTTTAGTTGTTTAGATTAACCCAGACGATGAAGAACGTCGTAGGTATCCAGTTGAGAAAGCACCAGGTGCATTACCTGATGAACCTTGCCAACGTCCTGCTTCAGCTGCTAGCAAGTTCTCTTGCTTACGTTGAGCTGACGCTAGTCCTTGGATTCTTGCTTGCTCTGCTTCAACCTGTCCGTATTGTGGTAGTCCCTTTGAGATAGAACTCAAGAACTCCATACGTGGAAGCTCACCAGCAATTGTTTGGTAATCCTTGTTGGCTCCAGCTGCATCTTCACCTGACTGCATTGCTGCAGTGGTTCCAATAGTTCCACCAGTTACATTTGAGTAACGGTCTGACTGTACAGATGTAGCAGCTTCGAATGCCTGTAGTCCCTGCTTAAGAGCAGCTCCACCAATCTCAGCAGAAGTAATTTTCTTATTCAATTCAGGTAACTGGTTCTTAGGGTCAAGCATTGCAGCAATTAAATCACCTGTAGATAGCGATGAACCAAACTTGCGTAGCGCTTCAATCACATGTGAGTCTGCATTTAAGATACGGTCATATGCCATTGATACACGATTGCCAACTTCAGTTGGGGCAATCTCATTTCCAATTAAGTCAGCGTATTGACTTGTATTAGCAAAGCGCATTACATCATATGCCTTGAAAATCTTTTCATATGCTGATTCATTTGCTAGGTATGTCTTCTCATCTAGCATTGGCTTACCATTAGCTTCAAGCTTGGCATTACCAGCGAAGCGTTGTAGATATCCAGCATTGTAACGTGTATCATGGCGAAGCAGTGTAAGCATATCTTCAGATGAGATATCTGGATATGCTGTACGAATAGCAAGCAATGTATCTGCTAAACCTGATATATTATAAACCTTCATAGCAGCAAGCAAAGCTGCATAGACTGGGTTATCCATAGGATTAACTACTGCCTTGGTATCTTTCTTTGCAGTAAGTGGCCCTTCAATTGGACTTTGGCTACCAAGTTGTTTTCCATCTGGACCAACAGTTGTAATCTTGCCAGTGTTTGGGTCTACAGTTGATTTGATACCCATCGCACCATACTCAGCATTGATAGTGCTTGAAACTTTACCAGCTTCTGCACGTGTATCAATCTGTGCCTGTGTTAAACCAGTATTACCTACAATTGCGGTATAGTATGGGTCAGCATCTGTTGACCAGCTAGCTTGTGAAGCCTGGTATGCTGCTCGTGCAGCTGGTGACATAGCAGCATTCTTTGCCGCGTTATCCTCTACTGTTGAATAACTAGCAGGGATGTATGTATTAGGAGTGTCCTTATCGCCGACTGCCATTATACGTTAACTCCAAACGCTGTCGCCATAGCTCGTAGGTCACTGTTGACCACTTGCTTATAGTAATCTGTATTCTTAAGCTCTGGCTTCTTCCACTGCGCCTTTTCCCATTCGAGCACTGGGATAGCAGTCTTACCTGCAGCAACATCATAGAGGTCAGTCACCTTAGGCATCTTGCCATAAAGTTTTTCATATGATGTGATGTATGGAGCAAGTAATGTCTTGACACTTGCACCCTTAAGGATATCCTCCTTGAATGCAGGGAATTGTGTAGTTGCCTGAAGTGAAATGTTATCCAATGTTGATTGCAATGCCTGTTGGCTGCGGATACCCTTGAGTGCTTCGGTATAAATAATTTTATCTGAAGCTGGGATTCCATTGTCAGCATGAGCTGCACGAAGCTGACGTACAACTGCACCTAGTGAGCCTTGCTCAAGAGCCATATCATCTGCTGTATCAGGTGTTAACTTGGCAGCAGCAAAGCGCTTGTTAGCATCTGCTTGTACATACTTTAGGAAGATGTCTTCCTTTTCCTGTGCACTAAACTGGAAACCCTTAGCTCCTGCTGCCTTCTCTGCCTTGTTGATTTCATTAGCGTAAGCTAGTGCAGTCTTCTTGTCGGGAGCAACATTGAACAAGTCTAGGTACTTAGATGTCATATCAGATACTAAAGCATCTGGACTAGTAACTGGAATAACCTTTGCGCCTGTTGTTACCTTGCCAAATGTTTGGCTAGCAAGAGTTGGATTCTGCAAGAAGCGCGTGATTGTCTGGTTATAAGTTTCACCAGACTGGTCAGCAACCTTCATCATTGAACCAAGTGCAGCATAATCCTGTGGGCGTAGTGTGACTGCATTGCCCATCTTCTTTACAAAGTCAGCAGTTGGTGCCTGACCATTAGCATACAATCCTGGGATAGCACCCAATGCAACTAGAAGGTCAGCCTTCTGCTGATTGTTCATTGTTGTTGGAATCTTATAAGGTGAATCAGTTGTGTAGATTACCTTGCTATATACAGGTGCATTAGGAACAGGAAGTCCGCCAACAAAATCAGGTGGGCGACTAACTGTTTGCCCAGTCATAACTTGTGTACCTAGAGGAATACCGCTAATGCTTGTGCCAGCAGTACCACCTGGAGGTGGAGTGCCAGCTGCATTTGCTTCTACCTTAGCTTGCTCTGCAGCAGTCTTACTAATAGTCTTCTTTTTATTAGAAGAGATTGAACCCTTTGAAGCACCAGCCTTATTCGCTTTTGCTTGTTCGCCTGATACGGCCATTGATTATCCTTCCAATTCTTTCTTGAAGACTCCATAGAAAAGCTTTTGGAAGTCTGGGTACTTAGTCATTAATCGTAGCGCTTCAGATGATAACCATGCACGCTGTGGTTCAGATGCCTTGTTAGCAAGGGTCTTCATACCACTAGCAGCAATTGCCTGGTCGCGCAAGTCTAGATATGCACGAGCCGCAATCAATGCACTTGAGTCAGCCAGCTTTGGGTCTTCAGATGCTAGACGAATCTGAGCAAATGAACGGTCTCTCCACTGTGTATCGTACTGTGGTTGCACACGACCTGATAGGTTATATGACTTAGTCAGTGCATCTTTAGCTTCCTGGTACTGTGATGCAGACCATCCTTCGCCTACTGAACGTGTCATTAGACGGTCCATAGATGCAGCATATAGTACATTTACAGCTTTGTCCATTACATCCTTAGCTGACATCTTAGCAAAAGCACCACGTTCCTTTTGATACTGGAACAATACCTTTGATAGTTCGCCATTAGGATATAGATAGCCGTAGATATCTGCATACTTCTGTACAACTGATGGGTCATTCTTAATCATGTTGTATGTAGGAAGGTTAGTTGGTTCATATCCAGTGGTAGATTTGATGATAGCAAAGACCTGTTCTGGTCCATATGTATCTAAGAAATCAGCGTAAGCCTTATTCTTATCTCCACCAGCATTAGCTTCCATAGTCTTGAAGTTAGCCCATAGTGCAGTTGCTAGAACTGTATCGCCATCCTTGCTCTTTGCTAACGCCTCAGGGCGTAGGGCAAATGGGATAGGTGTCAATGCGCCAAACAAACCACGCCACATTGTGAAGTACTGTGCTAGGTTGTGACCATCCTGTGTCAGGCGAGCCTGGTCAGCAGGGTCTAATAAATCATATTCGCCACTAGATGCTAGGTATGACATCGATGGTGCGAATGCTGCAGCAAATGATGACTCAACTCCGAACAATCCACCAAGTGCACGCACCCAGTTAGATGATAGAAGTGGTCCTTCTAGAAGTCCAGCATTACGCACATCAGGTGTGCCATACGGGAATGCAATCTTAAATACTTGCTCTTCCAATTGTGTAGGTAGCAACTTAAGCGGGTTCTTGTTCATAGCATCAAGTGCAGCAACTGACCATAGCAATCCGAAGCCTGCACCAGGTAGGAATGTTCCTGCACCTAATGCGAAGTTAAATGACTGTGGTGTAGCAGAAAATGCATACGGACCAGAGACTCTATTCTGTGAACCACCTGGGAGTAGTCCCTGAAGAATGTTCAGTGAGCTGCTTGCAAATGG